AAGTGGGACTTATCTACCTTTGTAACTACAAACCAAAATACTAAAATCAAAAATGGAAAATTCGATTCCGATGCTGCGCAACGCATCTACGCAGACGCTCACAACTACACAAAGGGTTGATCGTGCAGAGCGTGAAAGCGCATTCGTTGCCGATTACGAACTACCTGCGTTCGTTAAACTTTGCTCAAAGGTTTGCGCTATGTACGGCATCGCGTTACCCGAAGCGCAACTACTCCAGATGTTGCATGAGTTCATAGGGAAACACTTTCGTTGGGTTACGTTTGAACATTTTAATTTAGCCTTTGAATTGAACGCTGCGAATGAACTGTCAAAGAAATGCGAACACTTCGGAGCGTTGAGCGTGGTTTTTATTGGTGACGTACTTACTCACTACAAACCACATCGCGACAAGGCGAACCTGCAAATTCAAAATGAAATCGCGGAAGCAAAAGAAGAACAAAACAAACAATTAAAGGAAAAAGAAATGGCTATTAATGACGACAGCTGGAGAAGGATGTTTGCGGAAGATTTGCACAACTTCAAGAAAGGAAAATATACGGTGATTGAGATTCGTGCGGTGTCGCTTATGCGGTGGCTCGAAGAAAGCAAACAGATAAACGCTGATACCTTCACCGAAGAAGAATACAGGTTGTGCAAAGCAAACGCGAAGAAGAACATTTACTTCGAACAACAACTTGTTCAATCAATGGTTGAGCGCATGAGCGACCGTAAAAGAATGTTGTTGAAAGAATCAATACGCTTCGAAGGTATGCGTGAGTTGTACAAATTATACTTGTCGAAGCAATGAATCACGGATCGTTATTCAGCGGAATTGGTGGCTTTGATTTAGCCGCTGAATGGATGGGTTGGAACAATACATTTCATTGTGAATGGATGCCTTTTCCACGCAAAGTTTTAAGTCATTATTTTCCAAATTCAATTAGTTATGAAGACATCACAAAGACAGATTTCTCTATTCACCGAGGAAGCATTCAGATCCTTACCGGTGGATTTCCATGTCAACCATATTCAAGCGCAGGCAAGCGACTTGGGAAAGAGGACGAGCGACACCTCTGGCCGCATATGCTCAGAGTCATTTCAGAAGTTAAGCCAACCTACGTTGTGGGCGAAAACGTTCGTGGACTTACTAATTGGAACGGGGGAATGGTCTTCGAGGAAGTGTGCGTTGACTTGGAAAGTCAAGGGTACGAAGTACAACCGATACTTTTGCCAGCTTGTTCCGTTGGCGCACCGCATAGACGCGACCGAATTTGGTTCGTTGCTTCCGACACCTTGCGCGTTCGACAGCACGAACGCTCGCGCGACAATGAAGAGCAGCCAAATAAAAGAAGGTTCGATGCACTCAATGACACTGCCGAGAATGTTGAATATGGGATTGCTACCGACACCAACAGCTCAGATAATAAAACACGGACACAGCGAGAAGTATTGGAACAATCGAATAGGCAAGCGTCAAATGGATTTGTCAATGTGGAATGCAGAAACCAATGGCAAAACTTCCCAACTCAATCCCCAATTTGTGGCGGAGATGATGGGCTTCCCGACAAACTGGACGGAATTACCTTTTCTAAATGGAGAAACGAAAGCATAAAGGGTTACGGCAATGCAATCTGTCCACAGGTTGCTTATGAGATTTTTAAGGTAATTGCTGAAATGGACAGGTTAGAAAAACTACAACTAAAATTATTTTGAATCCATATAAACCAACATACCTGCCGCGTCAAGTTGAAGCGTTGAACTATCTCAACACCGACAGCATCGTTGAACAGTTATTATACGGTGGCGCGGCAGGGGGTGGAAAGACTAAGTTCGGTTGTATGTGGCAGATACAACGTCGTTTGAAGTACGCAGGGACACGTTCTCTGATTGGACGTGCAAAGTTAGACAACTTAAAAAAGACTACGTTAAACACGTTCTTTGAAACGGCTGAAGAATTCGGATTGATAGCGAACAAACACTACACTTTCAACGGACAATCGAATATAATTAAGTTCTTCAACGGAAGCGAAATAGTCCTAAAAGACTTGCAGGCTTACCCCTCAGATGTCAACTATAATTCATTAGGGTCGCTTGAAATTACAGACTATTTCGTCGATGAATGTTCCGAAGTAACCGCAAAGGCGGTCAGCATTGTTCACTCCAGATGCCGTTACAAATTGAACGAGTTCAATCTTATTCCGAAAGGCTTCTTGTCCTGTAATCCTTCGAAGGGTTGGTTGTATAACGAGTTCTACATGAAGAATAACAGGAACGAATTGCCTTCACACCGCGCCTTCGTGCAAGCGTTACCGCAGGACAATCCGTTCTTACCGGTTGCTTACATTGAATCGTTGCGAAGACTTCCCGAATACGACCGCAAAAGACTTTTGGAAGGTAACTGGGAATTCGACGACGACAGCGACAAGTTGTTTCAAACGGAGAATCTTCTTCGAATGTTCCGCAACGAAGTAATCAATGAAGGAAAGAAATACATCACAGCCGACATAGCGCGATTCGGTAAGGACAGGACAATCATTTGCGTTTGGGAAGGTCTTACTATCATCGATATAATTGAACTCAATAGAGCAGCCATTGACGAAGTCGTTAACCGCATACGCGTTGTCATGAAAGACCACTCAATTCTTCTTCAAAATGTTATCGCAGATGAAGATGGAATTGGCGCGGGAGCGGTTGATTATTTGAAGTGCGTAGGTTTTCAAAATGGATCTAAACCAAAGCATGCGCAATACCAAAATTTGAAAAGCGAATGTTATTACAAACTCGCTCAATACGTTGAAGAAAATAAGGTTACTATTTTATCCAGTACGCGCAAAGAACAAATCGTGCGTGAACTCGAAATGATTAAACGACACCGCGCTGACGTGGACGGTAAACTTATGGTTACTCCGAAGGACGTTATCAAGAACCGCGAAGGTATTTCGCCAGACGTTGCCGACGCTATAATGATGAGAATGTACTTTGAATTGAACCCTTCTTACGGACAATATGTTGTTGGATAGAGAAAAAATATAAAAGTTTTTAAGTTGATTTTCAATAACTTAAGAAAAATAATGAAAAAAAGTTTAATTTTTATTTGGTAATACAAAAGTTTAGCATACATTTGTCAAACAAACAAAAACAAAACAAAGAAATTATGAAAATCACAGGAGCACAAATTGAAAAAGGAATGAAAATAAAAGTTTCTAAAATTAACGATAGAACAGACTTTTTAACTAACGCTATCAATGGTGTTGTTGGTTATGGAATTCATTCGGAAGCGGAAAAAGCTAATATGCAAAAACGTCTTTCAGAAAATAAAGTGTTGTTTGTTTCTAACGGTTCAGTAAAAAAAGATTCTCCTATTCTTAATGTATTGGGTGTTCAATTTTCAAATTCAAATGGTGCTTATTACAATGGTAAATTATGTGTTAATAACCAAATTTGGTTAGTAACTGACAAGGGATATGTAGAAATTTCCACAAAACAAAAAGTGGAATTAGTTTAATAAAACGAGGGGTGCGGCTCAACAACGCACATTTTGTAATGAAAGAAAAAACCAGACAACTAATTCAAATGAAAATTCAAGAATTAGAAATTGAAATTCAACATAAATATTTTGCTTTAGAAGATGATAGTTTCATTGAGTTTCACGAATTTCATAATTTAGAAATTGAATTGATGAAAACTCAAATTGAATTATTGAGAAAAAAAATGTAATTTAGCATAATGAAACAAACACCACTATACGAGTCTTTAAAAATGACTTACGACCGCGAACGAGAAATTGTTAATTCGCTTGCGAACTACTTTCAACAAGGTAAAATTCTCGGAGATATCCTTCTGGAACTTTCACAGCGAAAGGACTTGAACGCAAAAGAGAAAATCTACTTAGCGTTAATGATTGGTTCAATGATGTCTAAAAATGGAACAGATGGCGCAGAGCAAAACTAAAAAAGGAATTTGCGTGTACTTACACAAAGACCTGTGGAACGAGATTGACGAGAAACGTGGAGAGAATAGTCGCAACACTTTTTTAAGCGAAGCTATCCAGTTCTCTTTGAAGTTTTATGTCGAAGAATCTAAAGTAAAATTGACAGAACAAAAGTAGAAAGAACTGCTACGGAAGAACTAACAACTAAGGCGCGGTTTCTGCGTCTTTTTTGTTTCTCTAATTTCTTTTTATCAGCATTCAAAGTGTTTATTTCTTCAATCAATACGTCTGACTTCTGTTCATAAGCTCCAACGACTTCTTGCAAGTTGTCAATCTTTCTATCTTCGATGTTCAATTGTTCTTTGAGGTTGTCAATAACGAGCGAATCGGAGGCAATAACGCTGTCGCATGAGTTGACTAAACGGATAACATCAACCACAGTAATAGTATCTCGAACAACAATAGCAGAACGATTTCTTTTATAGGTGGTTTTGGCTGTAAGTTGAGCATTTTCATAGTAAGCAATTTGTTCTTGTAGTTCTAATTGTTCTTCAAGCAGCATCTGGTATTCACCTGCGTTGTAGTTTATGACGCTATCTTGTTTTTCCAGAATGGAATATGCAACATTTGCATCTTTCTTTCCCCACCAATGCCAGCAAAGTAGCAGCCAAAGGATTGAAGTTCCAAAAAACAACAGTATTGCAGCAAGTATATTTCTGTTCATAATATTTTACCTTCGTGTATTCTGTGATTCTTTACGCTGTAACTTCCATTGATACCTTTCTCGACTATTGCGAACCCGTGATTGTACTTCGAATAAGGGTTGTAGTCAGGAGATAATTCAGATAAGCAACCAACACCCCAACAAGTAATAAATTTACCGTTAGCGTCGCGCTCGTTGTGTTCTGCTGTCTGGTGGTGATGTCCGCACATAGCGGACACCTTAGTCTTCATGAACAATCCACGCGCTACGTTGACAGACGGAAGGAATTGCTTTCCAAATTCGTGTCCGTGAAAGATAGATAACTTACCGATGTTTAGTTTGCTCTTTCCGTCAATCCATTTCACATCGTGTTTGTCGCAATGCGTTAGTGTTGGAAAGTCGAACGCGTCGATGTCGAATAACTCAGGCGCTTTAATTCTCATATATCTCCAATAACGTTCTTCGTGATTGCCTTCTTTGTAGTAAATATTCGCGTTCGGGAAAGTGTGACGAAGCGACGCAAGGAATTGACGAATAGAATAAAGTTCGTCTTTGAATTTTCTTTTGCGTGGATCTTTAACGAAGTCTGAAATCATGTGACAATCCAACGCGTCACCGTTCAAAATGATTGAATCACACCCTTGTTTGATGCCTTCGTTGATAGCGCACTCAATAGCTTCGTTGTCTTGATATGGAAAGTGAAGGTCACAAAGGATTAAGAACTTGTTCCCCTTCAATTCAACGTGTCTGCGTTTCTTTGCGTATGACTTTGGTAGTGCGTATGGGTTGGAAGGTCTTGGTGCTGTGTCTATCAATTCTTTTTGTGCGTTATTTTTGCGATTTACCTTGCCTATTTTACCGCGAATAGTACGAATATAAGTTCTCGCGTGTTCTGCTGAATCGAATGCTTCTGGATACTCAGCGAATAGTTTTGATGCTAATGAGTGTGAAGGAGCGTCGGGGAATTTGCTACAAATCTCCACCGCTATTTTCCGCGCTTCGGTCTGTGGTCGTGCCATTTGATTTTTGTTTTGTGAATCGTTCTATCACAGTACCACCAAACAATCCACCTGTCAACAATGCGAGCGTGTCGTACATTGCAATTGGACAAACGTAGTGTGTAAAAGTAGCCACATAACTAAAAACGATTAGGTTAATTGTAACAAATATAGCAACAATTCGTTTCGAACTAACTTTTGAACACGATGTTAACAAAGATTTTAACCACTCCTTCATAATACTTTTACGATGAACTGAACGATTAACCCACCAATAACACCAGCAGCGGTTGCAATACCACTCAA